GGGTTTGAATTTTCAAATCCAGTACCATTAATCCATTCCTGTCCTACAACCAATGCATCGATAGTGTATTCTGCTGGTAAATTTTTTGCGTGGGTTGTGAATAGTTGCAAAACGAATTTACAATCTTTAACATCTACACTATATTTAGACAACGCAGCATTAACTTCATCCATATCAAATTTCAATACAGATCTGGACTTTTGTAGTGTCTCTCCGTCTGTTGCTAAACGTTTACCAACTTCAAGTATTTCGTCAATACCAGTATTACGAGTCGGTGATGACTCATATAACGTGGCATCTGATTCTGCGTAAAATATTCTAAACATCGTGTCTTATCTTTATAATGAACCGGTACCTAAACTAATTTGTAAACAACTTCCACTTCGCCATAATTGTCCGTTAACTCCCGGATCTGTTGTTGGCAATGAAGCTGTGTAAAATAAAATGGTTCCTTGTGTTATAAATGTATTTGATACATCTAATCTGTTAAATGATGCACTAGTTGCCGTTACTGATGACCCATTCACATATGATGCAGATTGTGCATTGGCAACATAACTTGCTGTTTGTGCGGTTTCTACATATGATGCTGTTTGTGCAAGTGTAACATAACTTGCGGTGTCAGCTGTACCTGTTAAGTTTCCAATTAAACTTCCGGTAATATCCAAAGAACCGGAAATAGCAACTGATTCTAACGTGTTACCAGTTAAAACATCATATAAATCAGAAACAAAACTTGCTGAAATAAGTCCACCATTCACAATTTGTGCACGGTTATCGTTCAATACGCCCATGATATATTCTTTTTAATATAAATATAAGTCCTAGTAATTAATTACTCGACCTTTTATATCTGAATCTGGGAATTTGATTTCGAAAATGCTTGGATCTAAAGAAGGATACACAATTCCATTGCGTGTAGCAGAAGTCAAATCATATTGATTTCCAGAATAACCTAACTCAGTATCAAATTTATTATTCATGGTTACACTAACCACGTTTTGAACTCCTTTTGTGCTCCCTATAATATTAACAACTTCTGATTTTATGATAGGTTGATTGATCTGCCAACGGTCAATATTGAAATAATCTTTAAGATTTGCTATACAATCCAATAACACTGAATTGCTGTTATAATTAGGTAATACCGTTATTTCAAAATCTAAACCTACATTAATAACAAATGCATCTTTAATGTTAATTGCATCAGTTAATATTCGATAATAGTCTAAGTACGTTTTAAGATTTTCTTTGATTGCTTGATTCAAGTTAACTAGTTGTTTACTCCCATTAAAACCTAACACATACAAATTCATTGCGAACGGATTAGGACTATTTTCTTCAATGATCTGTTGTTGCGTTAATTGATCATCAGGTACAATATATGCTTTTGCTACACTACCAAATTTTGCTGGCATAGAATAACAACGTATAATATAATCCTGTATAGTAACTGACCGATTCTGTGTAGCAAAATTAGTTACAGCTGCTGTTTTTACATCAATTAAACTATCTGCTGGCTTCGCTCCAATTGCTGCTGACATATTATCTACTGCTAAACTACGTTTTGCAAAATTAAGTGTAGATCTAGAAACTGTGGAATTTACATTATCAATAAATTCAACAAAATCAACCTTTTTAATCGTATTAGGTTCTGCATTATCAGTTATTCCGTTTCCGACAGTATATGTTACAGTTAATGTAGTATTCGAAGGAGCTTGTCCATATGCTCTAGTATATAAAAAATTTGATGGATCTATATCGACATCAATTGGTCTTCGAAATCCTGCTAACCCGTTTCCTACGTTATCTGCATTCGGAATAACCTCTTCATCATTATTATCTGATATACCCGGTCCGAATTGTATTTCTAATTTATTATCACTACGTAATCTAGTTACATATCGTTTAGAAGTTTTTCTTAATTTTAATAAACTAGGAACTGAACTTCTGTATTGACTTAATACTGGGTCATTTTCTGCTAAATTTGGAACTTCTTCGAATAACGTATCTTGACCTAAATATGGTACTTGGTACCAATTGTCACCATCTGACTCTTCAATACTAATAATATCAATTACATTTGTATCTGGTAATACTACTTTATCATATGGTACAGGAGAATTAAATGTAAATGTAGCAGTTTTAACTGTGCCGGAAACAGCACGTGAAGATTTTTTTAATAAATAGTATATTGGTAAATTGGTTGTATCATCAGTTTCATATATAGTTATATCAGTAGGATTAAATGATGATGATACCGAAAAATCTATAGAATCCAACGTGCGAAACTGAGCTGGGCCTGATTCTTGCAAAACTCGCATACCGGGACGAATTTGTAATGCATACGTAAAATCCGGACGTACATTTGCACCTGTACCAATTGCAGGTACCAATTGATATACATCTAAATCTACATAAGATGGTACTGCATTTTTTGCTATATATCCTAATGTTCTTGCAAGATTATATATATTTGCTTTTTCAGATGCTTGATCTAATAATGATTCTTTTAAATTATTATCCGCATAATATGATAAAACGTCACCTACGTATGCAGATAACTCTAATAACATGGTACCTGGATCGGATTCGTTAAAATCTGTATATGTATTTGGAAAATATTGTTTAGTAAAATCAATTAAATTTTTTCTAAATTGACCAAAATCTTTTCCTAGATATGATATATCTTTTTTTATTTCCATGATGTTATTCTGTTACTACATTTCCGTTTTCAGTAAAAATTGCAATCGGCTCACCAGAAAATTGTCCTAATGCCCATTTAATTTTTATAAAAATATCATATTGTATAGATGGATCTGTGTTTGCAGATTCAATTTCAATATCTTCAATTGTTATATAAGGTAACCAAGCTGCTACAGGTTGATTAATAGAATCATTTATTCGCTGTTTTAAAATATCTGAAACTGGATTAAAAACTAAACGAAGTAAATCAGATCCAAAGCTTGGATGATATAGTCGTTCTCCTTTAGTAGTCATTAACAAATTTATTAAATTTACTCGAGCTTGTTCGGAATTAGAAAACGTAGATCTAATTACATTTTCTTCGCCTAATACAAACTTAACCCCAATACCTCGAGCTTGTAACGAATTTTGTATCGTTTCATTATTAATATTATTTAAAACTACGAATCCCAATTTTATTTACCTCGCTTTTTATCTATCGCCTTCATTAACGCAGAATAATCTCTTGTCATTGCTTTTGCAACCATTGGATCTACTTCCATGTTTTTACCTGTCTCTGGATCAGTCATGACCGATGGAGCCGTCATATTGCGTTGCACCGGCATTTTTCTAGCAGCTCCGAAATTCATAGCATCTGCAGACGTCATTGTGATATCTTCTGTCATTAATTCTGCATATGAATTCATGTCTAACGGAGTATTTTCTCGCAAAGATTCTGTATCATTTAAAATATTAGAAAACTTGTTTTCTTTGAAATTAACTTTGCGCTTTGGTTTCGGTTGTGCCGACGTTTTAACTGGTGCCGTTTTAGAAACAACATCCGTTTTCATTTCATTTATTGTAGATTGTAACCCTTCTTGCAGTATTTCAGATAGTTCTTCTTTAATTACTTTACGAACCTCCTCAGCTACTACTTGTTTTAAAACTGAAATTAATTTTGATTGACTCATAATTACTTTTTTATATAAATATTAATATGTATGATTTATAGGTTAAGTCCAAGACCCATTAGTTGGCTTAGGACCAAATAATTGATTTGTTTGTGTATCAATATAAAAATCTCCCGCAGTTCCTAATGTATCTATCGGAGCTCCTTGACCTGTTAATACATTGGTAGGTAGTTCTACTAGATTATTAATAACATCAAATCCTCCATCGATTAGTTCTACTATTTCTTGATAACGAGCATTTAAATCTTCATCAGATACATTTAATTCTGTATAAAATGTGCTAGGATACTGATCCAATATTTCTTGTGCGGTAGGAGGCGTTACTAGTGTTACATCGATAGTATCATTTCCAGATAAATTGTTTAAAAAATCATTAACACGATCATCCGATTCATTGCATAAATTATTTAGGAATCGCTGTGTTTCAGATGCCGATTTTAAAATTGTAGGGAATAATGCTAACAACCGATCGAAAATGCTAAGCAATATGTTAGCAACAGTTAATGAGTTTTGAGCTAATTGTGCATTTGATTCTCCAATACTTTGAGCAGCTCCATTAGTCGGCGTTATTAGTGTTGCACCAACCGCTAAAGCTTGTCCAACCCGTGCTAGTATTTTTAACACATCTACTACCGTTGATAAAACTGCAATTAAATCGTTTATTTTTTCTAAAAAATTTAATAATGCTTCTAGTTTGTTTCGTAATTCGCGAACATCGGCATCGTCACACGTTACATTGGTAGGTATATTTTCCAATAAATTAGGAAGTTCCACTGCACCTAATTGCTGAAGTGTTCCTATATACTTGTTAAGTAATGGAAGCAACCGCGCGGCAATTAATACCGGCGGAGTAGCAATTTGATTGATAGGAAATGATGATGCCATGATTATATACTTTAATTATTCTTGTTCTCGTTTGTCTTGTTGAATTTTATTGTTAAGAATATTATTCAATTGTTTTCCTGCTTCTAGTAAACTAATCTGATCAACGGCAGATGTTATAAGTGTATTATCTGCAGATTTAAATCCAGATGTTAACACGTTTAATATATTATTTAATACATCATGCAATTCAGTTGAATATACACCAGACTCTTTATCTGATTGAGTACCAAACACTACTTTATCAGTATTCAACTCAATGTTATTAGGAGCATTAATCGTAACACTATCAGTTTTTGCATTTAGGTTTATTCGATCTGCAACGCCTATAAATTGCGATTGATATCCATTTTCTTGTTTTAAAGATTTTACGACGGTATAGTCATTGATATTTTGTGTGCTAGTTAAATATAAGGAAGAATAATCATTGTTAATATTATTAGTATTTAATTCATTATTAACAAAATTACTTTTTGAATTTGATATAACAATAATCGGATCATTTGTTACACCACTCCATGGAGATGATTTATAATACGTTTGAGTTTTATCAGGAGTAGATCCTAATCGTATAGTATTACCAAAACGACCGGATACTACATTATCGCCTTTATATATCTGCGTAGGAGATATTGTTTGTTGAATGGTAGTATCTGCATTGTTAGTAACAGATAAACCTGGAAATGCATTTTGATTTATATTACTATTGATTCCTATAGCCGGTAGATAATACCATTGTGTGGTACGATCAAATCTTTCGGAATTTCTGGGAGCAATTGCTCGGAATACGATTACATGTTCTCCTTTAACCGGAACAATTAAATTGTTTAAATTATATGGTTTTGCTGAAATTGGCTCTGACTTAACATCTGTATCATATCGTTGAGCTTGTATGGTATACAAATATTCATTATTAGAATCTTCACTATCAGAGTTATCATACGTATATGTATTTTCTGTACCAGTAACTTCTGCCCAATAAAAATGTATATTCGTATTATTCATCAGTTTTTGATATCTTATTTTTTATTTCATCTGCCCGATCATGTACATCTTTCTCTGCATCTTCTTTACGTTTTATCTCTTCAATTTCATCTTCTAGTTCCGAAACATAATTTTGTTCAGCAATTGAAAGAAGTTGTTTCTTTTCTTCGTCACTCATTAAGCCGTCAGCTCCAGAAATAGTTTGTTTGGTAGAAATGTATCTTTGTGTTATAGCCGCTAATTTGATTAAATGATCATCATTTTTCACGGATATATCCAGATATTCTTTGATAAGTGGAACGATGATAGTAGCATCAGATGCATTCTTAATTAAAGGCTGCAACTGTGCTATCATCTGATTGATCTGGCGATCTTTCTTTTTGGAATTGTGATAAATATCGGACATGAGATCCGAGAAAGAAGTATCCTTGAATAGTTTATCGTCTTTATCCATAACACCTTTTAATAATAAATATCAAAAAGGCAATTTCATGAACTCTGATTGTTGATACTCGGTAAATTTATCTTCGTATAAACGTTTGATGGTTTTCATTACTCTGGTAATGTATGTGGTTTGTGCCGGTTCGAGCTTGGCTCGTTCTCGTATTAAAATATACAATGACTTTTTATTGTATTCTTCAATGTTTTCACGATTTTCAAAAAAGTGTAACACGGAATCTGCTACATGTATATCCAACGAAGAACTAAATATATAATTCAGATTACGATAACAATATTCCACAAACTCATCCATAAACACTCGAAGGTTGTCTCGCATTTCATCATTATCCATTTCTGTGATAATGTTTCTTTCTTCATCCATATCAAACTCTTCTGTTTTTTGTTTTAATTGCTTGTAACCTTTTGAATTTTCAGCAATTAAATAATTCCAAGAAGTTCTGGTATAATATGAATAAGCTTTACCGGATTCAGGATTAAATTTATCTAGACGAGCAGTAAGATATGTAACAAGGTCTGATTGTAAATCTAAAAATGAAGAATCGATGTATGCTGGTTTCATCTTGTTGATTAAATTTTCTGCCATTTTCATGAATGCCGGAAAAATGAATCTGCGATAAACACGTTCTTTTAACACAGGACGGTCTTCCAATTGATTGTATGCAACTATTGCTGCCTGCGTGATTGATGTAAAATAATTATTACTTTTCTTCCTCTTGCGTCCCATTGAATTCTTCGTTTAAATTGTCTATTACTTCTTTTAATAACTGAAACGTTGTTCCTGCTTCATCTTCTTTTTCAAATGCGCCTAAACGATCAATTCGTTTCATGTTGCGATGTGCTTCATCAATCATTCGATACATGTATTCAGAAAGCTGTTCTACTTCATCTGTATAGTCTAATTGATCTGCTAATAACCCGGCTAATACATAAGCTCGATATATAAAATATCCAGCAACCCCTGCCAGTATAACACATAGTATTGCTAATATAATCATGATTAATCTTGGTTAAATGAGCCGAAAATATCAGAAATAGATTTACCAATATCCGGATTATTTTCTGCTAAGTTTTTAATTGCATTACTCTTAGTTTCCTTAGATTTAGGAGCAACTGCTTTTGGACTCTGATTGTTTCTCCATCTTTCAAATTCAATTTGAGCCGCCATATGATCTCCGTGATGCAATAACACCGGTAAATTAGTTTTCAATTTAGCCTGTGCACTTCTTGCTACGAAATAAGGTTTATTTGCATCGTCATACATACCATCATGAATTTTTATAGCTTGATACTCAGTCCATGACATTTTAACATCATATTCCTGCAACAACCAAATAGAAAGATCTGGTACCATTGTGAAAGGAATGTTTTCATTGTGTTTGTACATTCGACCCATGTTCTTGCGATGCCAATCCGATGTTTCTATCTGATACACCTCATTACCATCACCCGGAAATCCTACTTTACCTAGGTCATGATGCATTGCCGCAAACATCATTTCTTCTCGAGTATAACCAGACATATCCGAACCCATTTCCTGCCAAGCTTCATACAACTTGGTTGTGCAATCCATAACTCGTAACACGTGGTCTACATAACCTCCGGCAAATGCATTATGAAAATGTGCAATGCTTGATGCTGGCATCATTACCATGCGATCTTCTAAATCATCATACAACCGATTCAATTGTGTTGCACGAGTAGGAAATAAATTGTTGACCCGGGAACGATATTCTTCCCAGTTAGACTTTATTTTTTCTGCTTCTAACATAACTTTTTTTAATTATAATATAAGTAATTATTTTCGTTCTTCCAATCGGTTACCTTCTACAAGCTGATGTACACATTTAGAACATGTAACTTTAACCGAATTGATATCACAACGATTTACTTGGGTTCCGCAGTATTTACAATTTAAAGAATGAAATGAACCGCTACCCTTTTTCTGAAAACTCTTTTTTGCCATTTATTTATTTTTTACGTTTTGCTGATCTCCACACATTGTGTAATGAATGTGGTTTAAATGAAGCATCTTTTGGCTTCTCTGGCACTGGAATGGAAGATTCCTGAGTCGGGGCTTCAACCCTCTTGGCTTCACACTCCTCAGTTAATGAATCTTCCTCATCTTCTGCTACCGGCACAGAATCCTGATTGCTTTTAGTTTCTAATAATCGATTAGCAGATACTAATAATATTACTGCTAACGGATCAAACACTATAATGAATAACAATATAAACCAATTAACTACCATATCCATTGAAGCTCCAGTTATTCCAGAAACATATGTTAATGGTCCTAACTCTGCTGCAACTTCATTGTCTAACTGAGTGTTTAATATTTGCATTTCGATTGAACTAACCGAATCGGCTATACTAATCTCCATGTCAGATAATTTTTCACGTCTTGCTAATTGAGAATCCAATTGACCTTGCAACACCTTTCTGGTAGCAGATGAAGTAGTGGTTATTCGATTACCTTCTCCGTCTACATAGCTAATAACGTTGTTTGCCAAGCCTTTAGTTAATTCTGATATATTGATATTCAAAGATTCTTTTTCTGCTTGTATAGCCCCTAAATTCGTTTCATATCGCTGTTTTTTAAGGTCTAAAACTGATATTTCACTTTCTACTGCGGACATTTTATAAGCAGTTTGCTGATAAGAAGAAACTAGAAATCCGTATATACCTAATGATGTTATTGCCATCAATATAATCATTGCTGTCGTTAAATAAGTTTTAGCAAGCCATTTTATCGAACTCCAATGTCGATGCAAATAAGATGCTGTAACTAATTTAGAAGCTTCCAGTATAGAAGCCATAAAAATAACGGCAGATGCCTGTGATGAAAATAATTTGCTTAAACCGAATATACTGTAATAAGCTGCGGTAGCTGCCAATGATAATGCTGACAACAACATTACATAAGGTAACATACGTTTCATTTGTCTACTCTCGGTCGACGTAGTACTTTGCTGACTCTATTTTTTTAAGAGCTCGTCCTAGATTGTCCAACGTAGATGTTTTGTCGATTTTGCCTTCTGTAAGCATTTTGCCGACATTTCTTACAATTTCATGAGCCTCTGTGAGGTCATCTGTAACTTTTGCTTTGTATCTGTAATACGCCATAATTTATTTGTTTTTATTAATATACTGATATAGTTACTTCAAAGTTAGAATGTCTATCTGCTGTACTTATTGTTTTGCAAGATACAAGATACCCATTGTAAGATTGAATGTCTTTAACTTCGAAATGAGTTGCATATGGTTCATGAAACTTGATATAACCTACATATGTACCATCACCATTATGAAACTTAAGTTCAAAGTTTGAATTTTCTCCTGCCCAACAAATTCCACTTGATGTTGTGCTACATGTAGCTATCACATCATGACTAGGTGTACACCAAGTAGGATTAATAACTACATCTTTAATGCACTGTTCATAATCAGAACTTTTTTGTACAAGGATCGAATCATCTAGATTACTATTCCTAAAAGCAGCTTGATCAATTGATATTGTAGCTTGTAATGAAGCTGAACTACCTTTTCTCCAGTCACCCACACTATTGTTAGGAGCAACTAAATGTATTATTACTGCGGACACTGCTAATAGAATCCATGTTGATTTTTTACTAAACAAGATTTTAACTCGTTCTAATAAACTTTTAATTTTTAAAACTAATGTTTTCATTTTTTTTTTGTTTTTATTACTATATTATTATTTAATATAAATATGTTACACTAGTATTTGCTGCTGACAACATTCAATACCTGCCTGCTGCAATGTCTGCTCTTTTGCCTTGGCTTCTACTTCGATATCTAAATCTGCAACACCGTATGTATTCGGCAAGTCGACAATATAGTCAGAATGCGCCTGCTCTTTGATCTTGGTGAATGCCTTGTATTCTTTGTGGAAGGTAGGCCATTGATCTATATTGTCCATGCTGATACCATGGTGTTCAAACATTCGCTCGATAAGAAGTTGCT